AGAATAAATCCAAAAGATTTGTTATGTTATCTTGATTGCTGGCATCCAGATTGATGTCACCCAAATCAAACCCAATAAATGAATCTCTATCGTCTAGATTCAACCCATACACCAAAGACTGCACATTGGCAGCTTGTATTGTGTTCACACCCACAATGTTGTTGTTGGCACCTGTGAGGGTGGCTCCTAATGTGGGGTTGGATTCATTGCTCAACAATGTTGACACTCTCAGTGTGGGAAAACCACCCACTGTGGTCATGTCGGTTCTGGTGGCTCCTGCCAGTGTGCCCAACACTTGTAAAGTGTTGCCATTCACCAATGTGGTCACTGGACCTGTGTTGCCCACTATGCCAAGACTGATGATGCCTGATGCTGCAATGGTGATCTTGTCATTGTTGGTAGTCAGTGTGATGTTGCTGCCTGATTCTAAACTTTTTAACTGTAATTCTGCACCTACTTTTTGATAGAACACGCCTTTCACAGTGCTGCTGTCTGGCAGTCTATTGATTACGCTGGTGTTTTCAGGATCTCTTGCATTCAATTCAGCAAAATTATTATTGACTTTGATAAACGCTTCGCGTAAATCATCACCTGTGCCGTCATTGGCAATTGTTCCTATGTTTATGGTGCTTATGGGCATAACTGTATTTATCTGTGTTAGGTTGTTCTGCGAATTTTAGTTCTGGGAAACGCTGCCCCAGCAGTGGGTTTTTGTCTGTTGTTGATTTTTGGAAATGTGTTGCCACTGATCTTGCGTTCTATTCTATAAAACAAATAAAGATTTGGTGCGCCTTGCAAATCCTGTCCATCTGTGGGACCACCATTGCTGCCAGTTAACTGTGCAGTTTTTGCAATGCCTGTGATGTATGCCTTGGCTTGAGTTTGATTCATGGTGGGATAGGTTTCCAATGCACACGCCAACACTCCACACACCTGTGGACTGGCCATTGATGTGCCACTGAATTTTCCGATATAAAAACTGGCATTTCTTGGATCATTAACTCCAGATGTCAATGCACTCATAATAGAAGTGCCTGGTGCAAACAGATCCACTCCTGCACCACAATCACTGAATGTAACTTTCTGTTCAGTAGAAGTGGTGTCCACAGCACCCACACAGATAGCAGGCAAATTATGTGTGCCCACAGTGGTGTTGTCATTGGCAGTGGGACTTGTGCCTCTCATATAATAATAAGGTTGCGCCACGCTAGCTGGATACCTAGTGGCCATTTCAAAAGTATTGTTCCAATCCAACCCTCCTGGTGTTTCGTGTTTCCAACGGCCATTGCCTGCTGCGCCTGTCATAATAATACCTTCAGCATAGGCGTCTTCCAAGTCGTCATCCAATGCAGAGACTCTCACAGGAATACGTTGGCTGGCAATAAATCCCCAAGCATTCAATTCTTGAGTGGTAAATGTGCCACCTGTGCTTTTGGCACTGTTGATGCCTGTTTGCAGATCTATTCTGCTTGGCACTGCTTCGTAAAACGTCCACTCACTGATCATTGTGGGGCTGCCCACAGTGCCTGATATGGTGGATGTGCCTTCCTGTCTCACTCTGTATGTTCTGTTTGGTGAAATACCTTCCACACCATAGTAAATTCTTTGCACACTGTTGTCTTTAGCACACCACATAATTTTGGGCAGAGCAGGATTGGTCACACTGACTCCACTGTACACCACTGACCCATTGGTGAAAGTGACATAACAATTGGTACCCACAAATATTTGATTGTAGGTCACACCCAAATATGAAATATTGAAAGGCAAAGACAAAGTCCAATAACCATCATCGTTGTTGCCCACAGTGGGAGTGGTGGACGCAGTCAAACTGGCAGCACCCAATAAACTGCTGCCTATGCTGGTCACTGTGGCTGAAGTGGTGCCCGCAGTGATATTGATATCCGCCAGCATATCAAAAGACCTTGTGGGATTGTTTTGTGGTTGAGTCAAAGATGTCAAATAATTTATGGTGTAGTTGCCAGCAGTGCTCAAGGTTACAGTGTCATCCACAGTGGCTGTCACAGTGCCGCCTTCCACAGAACTGAAAGGACCGTTGGTGACATCATACACAGTGGCACTACTGCTGTTTAGAATCTGTATTCTCACACTGAGAGTGGTCACCCCAGACTGTGATCCAGCAGCCAATTGGCTTCTCACTCTCATGGTGACATTGTTGGCAGTGGTGTTCACAGTGACCACATATTCTGCAGCGGGTTGAGTGGTGTCTTGAATCACAACACTTGAATTGGAAGTCTGTGTCCAGCTGGCAGGTTTTGAGGTCACTGTGCCTTGCACCACAGCCACAGTGCCTGTGGTGGTGATTCTGTTGCCACCCAGTTCCAAATTAGGTAGACTGGCCAGCAGAGTGGATGTGGTGCAAACTCCACTGACACCTAGAAAAGTGGTTGCACCACTAGGTGTAAAACGTGTGCCTCTGTATGTGACTGCTGTGATATCATTGAATGACCATTCTCCAGGAAATATACTCATCCCCCAACTGTTGTTGACTATGGTGGGATTTTTTCTGCCTGTGGCAACATTCACTGATTTGGTGCTGTGAAACTGTCTCACATAATCTATCACATAAGGAAAAGTAAGATCAAAGGCTCCAGCAAAATAATAAATGTTATAAATGTTGGCACTTCTAGCCCAACCCTGAGTGTTGCCTGCCACTGTGCCAGCCACGTGTGAGGAATGATCTTCTTGACCATAGGAATAATTGCCGACTGATGTGCCTTGAACTGCAGGATTGTGTTGAAACCAATTGTATTGAATATATCTGCTGCCTCCAGTGCCATCTGCATTTACTGCATATTCTGGATGACCCACCACCAGTCCATCGTCATCACAAATAACCACATCCACATTTCTACCAGATTGTGACAGCTGTATGGTGCCTGTTTGTGTGGTAGTGCCATTGCTGCCCCAACCCGCACGCTGTGTGCCTTCGGTACATCTCAACAAAGCAAAATTTTTCATTGTGGAACCAGTGCTGCTGGATTTGTTCCAATTGTCACTGGTTTGTGAAATATTATTGAGACCTGCTTGGATTCCCAATTCATCTGGATGCAGCGTGACTGATTTTACTCTGGAATCTTTTTTTAATTCTGCAGCTTCCCAATCACACAGTTTGTACACAGTGTTTCTGCTCAAAGGCCTGCGGTCCACACACTGCACATCACGCAGTATTTCAGTGTTGGAAGGAGCTATGCCTACAGTTTCCAAATCTGCATACACAGCGTCCAGATCATTGTGATCATACACAGTGACAATGTATTTCTTTGTGGTGACGTAGTCTAGAACATTTGACATAATGTATTATGCCTCTATTTTAATCAAAGTCAAAGTCACAGTAACCGCTGCCGAGCTACCACTCTTGTTGGTCACTCTGCAAGGTATGGTGGTGGTGGGTGATGTTTCATTGTTGAATCCCATCACAGCTGGTGACATCAGTATGGTCTGTCCACCTGTGGTGATCACTTCAGCAATCACTCCTGCTCCTGGATCTGGATCCACTGCTTCTAATCTGCTGGCATCTGCTGTTCTGCTGGTGCCATCTGTGTACAATCTTACCCAAGCTGCCACTGATGTTTGAATTTTGTACAGCACATATCCTTTGAATCCTGTGATGTTGAGATCTGCTGAAGCTAAACTGGCCAAACTGCCAGTGGTGCCTACGGCTGTGGTTCTTGTTTCTAATCCTGAGCCTGCATTGGAGAATGTGATGGTATCAGTCACAGAGTCAGTGGTGATGGTGATGCCACTGCCCACTAAAGTCAATGTGTCGCTGGTGCTGTCTGCCAACACTGGCGATTGACCTGCCACTGCAATGCTCACAAATGAATTGCTTTGACCAGCATTGATGGTGATGCTGTCTGTGCCACTGTCTGTGGTGATGGTCACATTAGCGCCAGCCACCAAAGTGAGTGTGTCTGTGCTGCTGTCTGCTGCTACTGATGTCTGCCCTGCTACTGCTATAGTGGTGAATACGTTTTGTGTCACATTGGGTGCTGTGTTGGTGATGGTAATAGTGTCTGTGCCTGCATCAGCAGTCATACTGATGCCTGTGCTGGCAATGAAAGTCAGTGTGTCGTTCAATTGATCTGGGGCGATATTGATGCCAGATCCTGACACAGTGA